ATTCTCGCCAGTTTCAATCTTTAACGTGCCTAATGTGGAGCAAGCAGATGCTGCGCCCGACCCAAAAGTACAGGCAGTAGAAAACGTAAAGGCAGAGATGGGCGTAACTCGACTTCCACGTAAGGGGTCAAAGAAGCGTGCAGAGTATGATAGTAAGGTACAGGCAGAAACTAAAAGGCTAGCAAAGCAAGCTGAAACTGACTTTGAAAGCCTAACTTCGGAAGACATTGCTGCTCAAATAGAAGCGCAGGGTATCACTACTTCAGAAGTTAAGCCTAAGTACAAAGGCGTAAACATAAACCCTGACGTTGTTGCTATTGCCGAGTCAGGCAATTTAAACCGCACTATAGAGAAGCTCTTAGAAACTCTACCTAAAGAGCTACGGCCTATTGTGCGTCAGATGCGTAGGGCAGCTAGTGCTACTAAAATAGAAATAGCCCCGGTTGAAGGTCCGCGCCCCGGTAAATACGACTCGGGAACTAACACAATAACACTTGACCCAGACGGAGGATTAACTACAGGTGTGTTCTTCCACGAGCTATCACACGCAGCGTTAGCACGTAGGTTAAACGATCCTAATTCTGAAGCTGCTAAAGAGTTTTTTAAATTCTTTTCCATGATAAAAGACCAAATGGGCGATTCTTACGGGGGTACTAACCTCGATGAGTTTACATCCGAGCTAATAAATAATTCTGAATTTCAAAATCTTTTGAAGGCTATTAAACCTCCGAAGGGCAAAAGCCTTTGGAAGACTATATTAGATTCAATCGCACGTCTGTTTGGTGACACCCTAAAAGAAAACACAAACGCGTACAAAGTATCCTTAGCGTTTATTGACGGGATACTAAGTCTTGATCCTTCTAATGAGCCTCCTCCGTTAGCAAAAGTTTTCTACGCTAATGAAAGCCCTAACGTTGCAGCTAAAGAAACTACGGAAAGTTTATCAGACTTTACACCCGGCAAAGCACAGAAAATTATAGATAAGTTGCTAGACGCTCCCGCACTTCTAACCTTTGCTATGGGTTCTTTACGTTTAGACAACCTTATGCAAATGTACGGCAAATTTTTACCTGCTATAAAAGAAATTATAACTAATGTAGAACTTCGTCAGGGCTACCAAGAGCAAAGAATAGAAGAAGCAAACAAAAAATATAATGCAATGATGGCGGTGTTAGCAAAATTTAAAACTCAAATGCGTGCTATGGCTACAATGGCTATCGACGCTAGACTTGCGCGAGTTGATATACTTGATTCAAACTTTGAAAAAAATAATAAGCTCAAACCTAAGCAAGTAGCAGAAATAAAAAGACTCAAAGGCATGTATGACAAGCTGCCAAAGGAAGTACAAAACGTATACAAGATTATGCGTAACGACTTTGATGCTATGTATGTGGAGTACAAAACAGAAATATTAAACGAAATACAAAATCTGGACTTAAGAGCACAAGTAGCAAAGAAATTTGATGAAGAGCCTCCTATAGCAGGGTATGTGCCTTTCCGCAGGTACGGGGAGTTTGTGCTAAATTACATAGACCCAAACACTAAGAAGTGGACATCTCGTGCGTTTGAAACAAAACGTGAAAGAGATATGGAAATACAGGCGCTAGGGTTGACCCTCCGTTCAGATTTGCAAAGTGCTGTAGATCAAGATACTTCAGAGGACGGTAGTGACGCTAAAGAAGCGCAGGGCAAACTGCAAGCTGGCGAATACACTTTCCTAAACAGTATTAGAAGAGCTACACAAAAAACAATGCCCGCTCAAGGCTTTGTTGCAGACTTAATGGCAGCGGTAGAGCAAGACGGAAAAGCAAAAAATTTAACTCCCGATCAGATAAAAAGCCAAGTCGATACGGTGTATTCAACTTATCTTGATATGTTCCCTGAGTCTTCTATAGCAAAAAGCTTTATAAAAGCAAAAGATATTCCCGGTGCTTCTGAAGATTTAGTCCGTGCCTACGGCGACACTATGGTTAAGTGGGCGCGTAAGATGGCGGACGTTAAGTACAACGGCAAAATACAGAGCGCCTTTAACAAAGTAGAAAAGCAAGGACGTTCGTCTGATAAAGTAGACGTAAGGGCCGCAGCGCAAAGTATTGTCGATAGAGAAGAACGTACAATAAATCCTACCTTTGGCAACGCTGCAAGAATGTCTACCACGGGTAGTTACCTTATGTTTATGACGGGTAACATCTCTTCGGGGCTTGTAAACGTCAGCTCACTACCCTTGCTTGCGTTCCCAATTCTCTCTGGTAAGTATGGCGGCCCTAAAGCTATGGCGGCTATGACTAGAGCAAGTCGCACGGGTGTGCTAGATATAATGAAAACCGAAGGGGTGCCTAAATGGGCAACAGCCGGTTATGAGGGAGGCAAGTATACGCTTCTGTTTGAAACACTCAGAGACCACGGGCAGCTCCGCCACACGCAAGTCAGAGAAATATTGGAAGGCGCTCGTGAATCTACAGCGGAGTATAGTGGTTACACAGCAAAAATTTTAAATTTCCTGTCCGCGCCTATAGAACGCACAGAGCGTTACAACCGAACGGTTACTAGCTTAGCTGCATTTGATCTAGCGTTGGAAGGCGGTATGACTCCAGAGGCCGCTGCTGAATACGCCATGCGAGTAGTAAAAGATGTAAACACTTCGGGTATGTCGTCTACTGCTCCTAAATGGATGCAGGGAGACATTGGGCGTGTGATGTGGACGTTTAAAGGGTTTATATGGAACAGTGCTTACGTGACAGCACAAGCTTTTGTAGACTCCATAAAAGGTGCGCCAGATAGGACACGTAGAGAAGCCTTCAGACAATTAGCGTATACGTTCGGTATGAGTTATGCCATAGCCGGTGCGTTTGGTTTGCCTTTCTTTGGGGCTATATCAGTCCTAACTAACATGATAAACAGTCTGTTAGGCGACGACGAAGAGCCGTTTAATTTACGCCGTGAAATGATGTTAATCATGCCGGAGTCAGTAACAAAAGGTCCTCTTAACTATTACACTAACTTAGAAATATCTAACAGAGCCAGCGTTGCAAACGGTATGTTATTTAGAGAAGACCCTTACGAGATAGAAAAGTATGGGTATCTTCAGTCTATGGCACTCCAAGCTTTTGGTCCTCTGGGTAACTACATTCTTGATATGCCTTATAAGATAGGGTTAATTGCTGATGGGGAGTTCCAGAGAGGGTTTGAGGGACTAGCGCCTAGCTGGCTTCGTAACGGTGCAAAAACTATGCGGTTTGCGCGAGAAGGTGCTACTACAATAGACGGACGCCCCATAGATACAGATATATCTGCTTGGAACTTAGCTAATCAAGCGTTAGGATTTGCTCCTGCTAACGTGTCCAGCCTTTATGAAACCCGAGCTTTAGGTAAACAGTACGAGGGACAGGTGCTGCGTGCTAGGTCCAACTTACTCAAGAGACGTTACTTAGCGTTAACCACAGGTGACTCTGATTTGTTTGAGGAAACGGAGATGAAGATATATGAATTCATGCAACGTTACCCCGGCCTCCTAACTCAGGACACGTTGAAACGGTCGTTTAAGTCACGGGCTGCACAGGAGCAAGAGTATGTTTCAGGTATCCGCTTCAACAAAAGTTTCTTCCAAAACCTTATTCCTCTGTTTGATCGTTTGGAAGACGTTGACTACTACGGGGCACTCTAAACTTTCCATGTACGGATGCCCCGCACTCCGTCTTCTATAGTTATTTTAGTAACTACCCTGTACTTAAACCTCTTGGTTTCGGCTAGCAAAATGCTCTTAGCTTCTGCGGGTTTAAGACAGGGTATAAAAAAAGACCAACCTTTTTTAAACTTCTTCCAATTGATTTGGTACTCCACCTTCTCTATCTGCATCGTCTTTTGCTTTCTCTACAATTCTAGTCATATCGATAAACTCAGGGTGTGCCGCATCAAACATAGCGCAACGCTGAGCAGGTGAAACTATAGCCATACCTTTTGACATTCGTTTGTTAACCGTATCCAAGTATATCCCTCGGGCTTTCAGGTCTTCTAAAAAAGAATTGTAGTCCGTGTTGTCTTTATTAAGTTCGTTACGCAACTCTTTCACAGGTATAAAAAGTCTTTGGGTGTCACCCTCGTGCCTCATAACTAACTTTCCGTACCTAGGCTCTAGATTAGGAACCTTAGCTTTTGAAGTGCGCTTATCTACGCCGTCATCAACATCGAGTAAGCCGTTTAAGTTACTTGAAACAAACGCCCCTAGTATAGATACATAGCTGTCTAGCGGGGCAATGGTATCTTTTCTTAGTTGGTTTATTATCTCAGCAGCTTTGCTGTATATGCGTCGCATATCGAATTTTATAATACCCAGCTTAGTAGCGATAATACCCGCTGCTATATTAGCCGCAACAATCGCTGACCAGTTTCGCTCTCGGGAAGTTAAACGTAGTTCTTTATCAATCTTTTTCTGTATCGCTAGTACATCGTTCTTAACTGATTCGGGATTAGCTAACACGTACTGCATGAAAGGAACAATCGCATGCCCGTAGTTTTCCTTTAATTGGTGGTCAAACATTTGCTTACCCTCTTCTGTAGATATAGTGTCTGGGTCTACATACCCTACGTAGAACTCTATAATCCTCATCAGCTCACCGTCAGGTAGGCTTTTACCTCCGTATAACTTTTGGTAGAAGGAAGAGTTAGAGGTGCTTAGGGTTATGTTGCGCCACGTAGTGTCGTTCTTGCGGTTAGCATTAGCTGTTTGTGTGCCTTTATCTTTACCCTTACCTTGGGATACTTCATAAGCAAAGTCGCTTATATGGTCTGAGTCCATATTACTAAGCTCATCCACAGTGTTTACTATGTTGTTTAGTATGCCGAGTTTGTTTACACGCGCTACTGCTGTGTCTTTAGGATTACCCAATAATTGTTCAGGGTCGCCAAATACACTGTTTGCCATGCGTAATACTGTCGTCTTACCAGTACCAGCATTTTTATGTACCAAACTTATAATTGCGCCTTTCTGACCTGTTAACTGTAATAGGGGAGAGCCAAACCCTGACAGCGCAGCAAAGGCTTGAACCTCCATGCCCTCTCGGTTGTACAAATTAAATACTTCACTCCATTTTTCTAGCGTGCCTCTAGGCTCAAAATAGGGTGCGTACGCTCTGGTTACTGTAGAGGCTGGTGTGTGATATACCCCGTCTACAGTTATCTCTCTTTCTCCAACAATAAATTTCGTACCATTGTCAGCCCAACCGAATTGCAATCGCATGATGTCTGCCTTTTTCTGTGTCTGTAGTATTTGAATAACCCGCGTTACGTAATCATGTAGTAGCGCCGCGTTTGCAGTGCCTGCTACTACTCCGTTATGCGCAAGAGTTTTAAGTAGTAATCTTTTTTCTAAACTTTCGTTAGGTATAGTGAACTCGCGTACTCCGTCATGCGGAGAGTGAAATACAAACACAGACACGAAACCTTGTTCGTCGTCCCACATTTGTTTTTGTATATACAGATCGTGCTCATATACAAGCTTAGGGTCTTCACCATCCATCTTGTATACACCCCCTGTCTTACCCCTAAAATAGGGTTCAAACTTATTTATAGGGCTAGAGGAAGACCTCTTTATGACTTTACCTAAACTATAAGGGCCTTTTATTTCTTTGTTTTTCTTATGTGGGCAACCTTCGCACCCTGTGGGATTGTTTTTCTCAAATTCTTCACAGGAGTGTGGCCCCTTTATCCCTACTATTTTTCTTTCTACTGTATGAAAGTCATAGTCTGGGTGGCCCTGAGATATAGTGTGAATTGCCTTGCTACCATCCTCACAAAACTTAGCTACAGAAAGAGCATTAAACCAACGAGGCTCAGATAAAGTTGCCCTGTTAATTAAACTGTCTTTAAGTTGCAAGCAAGGAGTGTCTCTGCCCACTATCTTAGAAAACTTATAGTCTTTATTTTCGTCGAGTAGTTTTTCCAACACATCTAATATTGGTTTACTACTTCTCTTTACTATGACCGCGTTAGGGTCTACTCCTAGCAGAGCACGTATATCATTAGGTGCGTGCCGTGCAGGCGCAGGGTTAATTATCTTTACTAACTTAGGGTCGTCTTTCTTTTGGTTGTAGGTGCCCGGCACTCGCAGTATACGAGAAGGATCGAACACATTAGGATCAGCACAAAATTTTTGAGTAACACATACTTCTTCTAGCCGCTTAGCTATAGGTAACCATTGTTCTGTAGGCACCTCTTCAGTAAAAGCCCAATAGACATGTAAACCATAACCAGAGTTTACTATTGTAGGTTCCGGCAGATCGACGGTAGCACAAAAAGCTTTAAGCGCCTTAGCACCTTCTGCTTGGCTAGCGTAGCCCTTTGGTAGCCCTGTGGACGGCTCTATTTCTTCTGCTTTGTTTCCTCCGCAGTCTATATCAAGCCACACAGCACCCAAAGACTCTACGTTTTCTATCTTCCTATTACCTTTTTCTTTTAGCTTCCCTAGGGCAAAGAATACATCCATGCCTTGCTCAGAGAATTCATCAGCTATTGTATATGCCACTTCTAGACTATCGGTAAACTTTGGTATGGGTCTACCTTCTTTCATGCCGACCACATTATATATGCCACCCCTAGGGACGACGTAATCTATGAGGTCAAAAGCTTGCATTATTTGTACTCGCTTATCAGTGCTTCTACGTAAACTGTAATTTCGTTGTTAGGCTCGTGGAAACCCACGAACCAGTTATAAATAGTCTGCCTACTAACCCCCAACTGGGAGGCCATCTCAGTAACTGATACATCATTATCGATGCACACCCTACCAAGACGAACCCCCAGAAGAGATTGGTCAGCTTTTTGGTTTAGACTATCGATGCGTGTCGTATAGCCATAGCTCATTAGTCGTCACTTCCCCATGATGAAATAATATCTTCTATGTCATCATCATTATCATCGTCGTTAGGAGTTTCAGTTTTTTTCTTACGCTTAACCGGTTCTTTAACTTTTTCTTCAACGTCGAAAGCGTCAGAGGAATCGGTGGAAACTTCAGACTCAAACATGCCATCTGAACTTTCTGTCTGGAACGGACTGCCAGACTCTGCATCCGCACTGAAACCGTCTTCTTCTCCGAAAGGCGATGGGGGTTTATAAGGTAAATACTTAAGCACCTGCACACCACGCAGTCTTAGCGATACACCAGTCGCTGCCATTTTATAAGGTATAAGCTCTACTGCTATGTTTACTGTGCTACCAGTAGTTAACATAAAGCCTTCGTCTAGCTTCTTGTTCTTCGCGTCAAATTGATCGGGGGGTGAAGTCGGATTACCACTATACGCAGCTTTAAAACTAGCCTTACCCGCAAAACTCCCGTCCTCTAACTGTTTAAAAGGCATCTCAAGTTTCTTGGGCCAAGACTTATCACGCCCCGGCGCGTTGGTATATGAGTCTTGCATAATCTTATACAGTTCTTTAGCTTTCTCGCTGCTCATTACAAAATCTAGTTCGTACTTTGCACCGTCTTCTGTGGGATCACACGGGACGCTCTTACCGTTTGCACCCGCTTTATTATCAAACCTGTACGGCTTGTCTAAACGGGGGTAACGCGCAGCTACGTCGCGGATAATGTGAGATATGTTAGCCATTTCTTGCTCCTTAAAAGGGTTTAGTTTTATGTTTTCAACTTTGTTTAAAAGCTGTTGTATATTTGCAAGCTCTTCCTCTGCAAGAGGTCGAACCGGTTTAAAATACATCTTGTAGAAATTTCTATGCGGTACAAAATATATTTCGGTTAGCACATTGCCGACGTGCTCTCGGTTACGCTCAAGATGTTCTATATACTTATATAGGCTCATCCTGTTGTCTTCTTTTGAGAATAAACTTAACGCATTTAATCTAAGCTCATAAAGAAAATCTGTTTTAAGAAAGGCAACTTCAATGTTCGTGAAGTACTTACAAAGTGCCCCTCCTACACCCCTGCCAGTTTTTATACTTTGGGGGCAGTCCATACATCGCTTAGCCTGTATGTTGCTAGCAGGTACTGACGTTGCTGGAAAATCACAATCAAAAGACCAACACGTTAAACTGTTGTCTTTGTAATAGTTTCTGGATAGCGTACCGCTGTCTGTTATAACAACTTCTACAGACTTCAAAGGTTCATAGGTGTCTGGGTGTACAAAGCACCCGTCTTGAGTTCTTAACCTATTCATGCTTTGCGCGGTTTAAGTACAGTTATAGTGTACTTGCGGTTTGTTTGTAGCCCCGGAGGTGCTACGTCAGGATTAGTTTCTAAGAACTCTCGCATGTTCGTGCTGTGCATACGCTTTTCAA